AAGTCAGCGTTCAGAAGACGTGAATCTTCATCCTTCAATACCTCAATGAAAACCGGGTCAAGAACTAGCCAACGTCCTTGGGTATCAACATTCTGTTGGTCCATCAGACGTGACATACGTGCAATGATTTGCAACGGAAATGCGTTACCAGCAGTGCTGGACTTAGCAGCCGTTGCGCCACCTGCACGTGGCTCAATACCAATACAGTTGTTTGCAGAACCTGCAGAACCTGATGCATTAGTAAAGTCAGATGCGTCCAAAGACATAGACGCAAGCAATTCAGCACCTACGAGGTTTGAACCATCAGAGGCTGTTGAAACAGCTTTAGCACCGTTAACAGTTGTGTTAACAGTATCCGCTGCTCCATGAATAGCTGACTGTTTAAAACCTGACAAATAGCCAAGAACATCTTGGTCATACTGGTCAGCAAGGCGATATGCAGCACGGTCACTTGCCAAAGATTGGAAGTTAACGTGGCTGTGCGCCTCTTCAATATCATCAACCTTAAATGCAAAGTAGTTAGCTTTGTCAATTGTCAGGCTAAACTCTTCATCGTCAAGGTCTTGAGGAGTGATAGTAGTACCACGCTCATATGACTTGACTGTTATTTCGGGTTCTTTAATAATCTTAACGGAGTCACCCATTTGAGCAATTTCACCAAAGTAGTCATTATTGGTGATTGCCTCAGCAACAGCAGCCTTGCGGAAAGCAAGTTGCACCTGTTTGCTGTAAATTATAGGCGAAAAATTACCGTTAGGAAGATTACCATAACCCGCTGCTCTTGCGAATGCCATGTTTCTTCTCCTAAAGTTTTAGCATTTTTCTACAGATGCAAACTCACGAGACTAATCAGAGGCTAATTCACTTGGGTGTGTATTCTAGTAAGGTGGCCGCCCTACTATTCAACAGGCCAAATTCGTCAGGTAATCCGTAAGCTGTGTTTGTTTGCTATTATGTGTGGACATATTGCGCTATATATCCACACTTGGTCACATATAGTTATACTGAAAAATAACTATTTGTCAACACTTTTTTTATCTGGCAGAACCAGACATATCATAAATAAACTTTCCTGTACGGATAGCTTCCATGATTTCGTCAGAGCGTTTCTCATATTCAATGGCTGACATTGCCTGAACTTGAGACTCTGTTAAATAAGTGGAAGATTCGTCTGTTTGAGGTGCGCTTCTATTGCCTTTAGTTGACACCGCTTCAGCAGCACCTTTATCTTTCTTAGACTTCTTCTCACCTTTTATTCCTTTATCTGCTTTGTACAGGTCAATAGCCCGTGCTGCTGACCGTGCATCATTATCATTTTCATACAATGCATCCTGTACCCATTTAGGTTGCTCATCAGCCCAATCATGAAAATCATCGCTATCACGAATCTCTCCAAAGTCAGGATGTAATCTCATTAATTCAGCTTCAGCTTTTTCTTTTGTAGCTGACTGTTGCATCTCATCAATTGCTTTTACTCTATCTTCAAGCAGCTTTGCTTGCTCTGCCGCTTTCTTCATAGCAATTGTTTCTACAATTTGTGCTACATCTGGAAATTCTTCTGCCCATTTTTCTATGTCTTCATCAGACTTAGGCAATCTCATTTCCTTTTGTGCCGCAACACTAAGCTGACTTTTTAGACTTTCAATTTCTTTTTTAAATTCTTCAGCTTGCTTTTGCTGATGCCTACGTAAATCAGAGTAACGCTTTTTAAATGTTTTCTCTTCTGCATTTGTAGGTTCAGCTTCTTGTTCTACAGGCTCTTCTGTTTGACCTGCATTTTCTTTTATAAGCTGCTCTAGTTCCTCTTCTTCACGTTTACGTTTTTCTTCGTTTGTATATTTACGATTTGCAAATGCAACTTTCTTTTCTGGTTGCATCTCTTCTGCCATAATAGCTGCTTCAGCCATTTCTTTTCTCCTTATGGGGCTAACCGTAGCCAGTGTTGGGGGGTTAGGTAGCCATTGATATGTGGATTATTTTTTAGAAGCTAACCCACTTTGCTTCATCTGTTGGGCAAGACCGCCTTTAGCAAACACTTCATCATCGAAATAGTCTCTTCCCACATAATCTTCAAATGATTCTGTACCAGTAAGCGTATCATATGATACTCCGCTATAACCGCTATCGCTATCGCTATCAGAGGATGTACTTGTTGTTCTAGTTGTACGACTAATACGAGCAGCTTCTGCAGCTTTCTTCGCATCAGCATCTCGTTTAGCCTGTAACTCTTGTCTAATCTGACCTGTTGTTTTACCTTTAGTATCAATACCAGCTTTTTGAGCTTCTACTCTTGTATTTCTTCTATCTTTATATTCTTGAGAGCCGGGAATAGCGGAACTAACAACTCTACCTTTTTTATCAGTTGTTAAATAACCAGAGGCAAATACATTTTGTCCTCTACTATTTCTACCTATACCATTTGTATTATAGTTAATAGTTTCTGTTCTGCCTGTAGCAGGATTATATACTTCTGATTTATGCACAGTTTCATTATCATCATATGGATTATAATTAGGGTCTTCTCTACGCTGTCTAGAAATAGAACCTGACTGAACTAATCTTTCTTGAGGGCTAAAATTTCTTGTTTCTACAGTTGCTGCTTTGGCTTCTGGTCTTTTAACAACCGTATCTTGTTCTACTTCAGCACCTTCTTTTTTAAGTTCTCCTAATTGCTGAATACCTTGCGCTAGTTTAGGGTCTGTTTTCATTAACTCTCTAACTTGTTCAACAGGAATATTATTCTGTTTAGCGTACTCTTGAACACCTTTGTTAGCACCTAAAACAGTTGCAGACTCTATAGTTACATCCCTAACTTGGTCAGGAGATGTAGTTAATATTCCCATCTCTTTTATTCTTGCTCTTGCTTCAGGCGTTGTCCTATCAACAACTTCAGCAAGTGTTCCATCTGTGCGTCCCTGTTTTCCTTCTGCAAAAGCAGCTTTAAATTCTTGTGCAGCACGTTCTCTTTGGTCTGCAGGAAACTGTTGCAAGTAATCTGTTAAATCTTCTGCTAATCTTTCAAAACCTGCACGTTCTTCATCTCTACCGCCTAAAACACTTTTGTATAAATCTTGCCCAAAATCTTTTGCTTTAGTTAAAGTTCCTCTTGTATCTACATCATCATACATAGATTTAAATGCATCTGAACTTTGAATTTCTCGTCTTTCTCTCTCAAAATCTGACATTCTTGTATATTCAGGACCGTCACCACTATCAGATTGAACTGTTGAACTTACCCCACTTCCTGTTGTGGTAGTAGTTTGTGTAGTATCTGCTGCTTTACCCTTTGGTTTAAAACCTTCTGGAATTGGGTAAAGGGGATTACCATCTTTAAATGGTATTTGCATTTCTTGCCCAGCATCATTAACGTATGTTCTTAACTCATCATATCCACCGGGAGATGGTGCGGCAACACCCATAAAGTCTGTAAACGAACCGGGTGTTTGTTCACCTAACATTGGCACAGCTTGCTGTTGTGGCGGCATATAAGTTTGTGCTACTGGTTGACTTATTGTCGGTGCTGTGTAAGGAATATATCCTGTAGGAGCAGTAGCAAACTGAGAAGGTTGATAACCTTGAATACCTGTAAATACAGGTTGCTGAATAAATCCAGTTGGCTGCTGAACAAAACCGCCTGTTTGAAATTCTAACATACCATCGTCTTCCATGTCAAGGTCTGACATGTCAAAAGGTACATCATCAGGAATAACTGCCTCATCAGAATTACCCATCTGACCCATCTTGTCCATCATTTCCAAACCACGTTTTGCTTCTTGTCGCATCTGCATTAGTTTTTCAAGGCCAATGTATCTTACAACATCTGCTGGAAATACAAACTCACCCTCACTAAGCTGGGCAGGAATATCGTCACGAACTTCTTCTTGTGTAGAACCTACAGGCACTTCGTTACCTGACTCTGGGTCAACTGTGCCACCCTCTTGCATCAGGCCACCTTCGTCAAATGCACCCTCTACAGGCTCAAACAATTCCATTTGTTTTTTCATTGCCATGTATTTCATCCCGTAAGTATTTAAGTTTACGTAAAGCTGTGATAGCACCCTGCTGACGGTGCATCATAATTGTATCATCTGATTGTTCCAACACCTTTTGGTGCTGCTCAATAGCTAAGTCTATATAACTATTGAATGCTTCCCATTGGCGGTTGTTGCCCACCATCGGCTTGAGGCGGCTGAGTACCTGCTGCTTGTCCATTTCCACTAAATCCTTGTTCACCCGGAACTGGTGCTTGACCAGTGCCTATGTTTCCACCACCAGCACCTGTTGGGTCAAGTGGCGCACCTGTTGCTTGAGGCTGCTGTTGTTCTGCTGGTGCTTGAAACTGTTTCATTATTTCTGCTTGCAGAGCAGCTTCACTCATGTTGTTGGTTACTTTATCGGGGTCAAGGTCCATTGACTTTGCAATTTCACTAATAACATATTGAAACTTTGCAAAGGGTGCAAGTGATGGGTTACTTGCAATCTGCAAAAACTGCATAAGTCTTTGGCTGCGAACCTCATTAGCCATTAGACTTTCTGTACCACGTGCTTTTACTTCTAAGTCACCTTTTATTTCTGGGTCAAAATCGAACTGCATATTAAAACGGAAGAAACCTTCACCCAATGGACGTAGTAAATAATCATCTACGTTTTTAATAACAGTCTTAATGCTACCACTCGCAGCATTCATCAGCATTGAAATACCTGATGCTGTACGACCTACTCCTTGCACACCTGTCTGTCCATGTGCAAAACTAGGCATACCTGTTGATTCATCAGCAAGCTGACGTGCTTTGTCAAACAACATCATATTTTCTGATGATACATTTGGAAACTTCGTACCAAAGATTGCTTGGCCCGGTGCGCCACCCTGTCTACGAAATACCTTGCCCGGATACAATGATAGGTCTTGACCGGGTACTAAGTTAGTTTCGTCTACTTCAACAAGCATGTTACCTGACAATACCGCATTGTCTACAGCCATACGCATAAAACCGTTCATCAGTGTTTGCGTATCGTCCATGTTTTCAGCAATACCAACCCCAAAGAAACTGTATGGGTTTAGTTCATACGGTGCAGCGCAGTATGGTATCTTAGCAGGTTTAAATGGATTAAGAACCATACGAATAAGTTTATTATTACAAATCCAAATATTTGCTTGCAACTCATCAAAGTCTTTTAACTCATCTGGTATTTCAACATTTTGCTCTTCAAGCATTTCGGTATCAACCATGCCCCAATACTCAAGGACTTCAAAGCGGTCAATACCATGTTCTGGTGCATAGTCAGATAAGTCATCTTCCCAATACTTCTTATCATAATTTTCGCCCATTTGAATACATTCGTCGATAACTTGTTCACGAAAATATGGGCGTTTTTTTAACATACGCATTTGTGAACGAGACATTTTGTGACGTTCAATTACAAACTGCGCCTCATCCATATTATTTGCATCGGGGTCTGGATAAAAATTCCAAACTGACACATGGTCTACCTGCGGTACAGTTTTAAACATTGGGTCATAATTGCCATCCGCATCCCAATTAGGATATTCTTTGTCTTTTGCAAATGGACCTTTCATTATACCAGTGCCAAATAATGCCATTTCAAATGCACTGCTACGCAGGTTTTTATTTGCACCTGACTCTTCAAGTTGGTCGTGTATTTTTTTCTGCATTTTTTTAGCCGAAATCATTGCAGGGCTAAATTCAATAGCAGTGGGTGTTTTACCCGGACCTTCTCTTAGTTTATCTTGAACAGGTTCTAATTTGTTTTGGAGGACTCCGAGTTTTTCAGACAGCGTTTTAGCTGTTGCACCCGGTGGCAAATCTTTTCCATCTCCCCTAAAACCATACGGACTTGTAAGCGCAGTAGACGCTTGCATCTGTTCCGGCTCTTTTGGGTCAAAGTGTACATCGGCAACTACTCCTTCAGGAAGTTCTGTAGGCTCAATAGAAAGAGGAAACTTATTATTAGCAAATAAAACATCAACGATTTGACCATACGCAGCAAGCGTTTTAGTCTTGGTAACTTTAATAAAGACACGTGACTTTTCCGTTTCCGTAAACTGCACATCTGGGCCGTATAAACCCCGATAGTTTCTGTAAGACTGCAGCCATCTTTCCTCATCTTGATAGCGATAATCTTCGGCTCGTTTAAAACGCTCGGTAATAAACGGTATGATATTAGATACGTCAGTATCAAAAGAAGAAGAGTCTTCTGTATCTTCTAATGCAATAGCATCATCTTCAATCATGATATCATCTTCAGCCATATTTATGCCCTTCTTAAAACTGCTCTATTAGTTTTTTTATTATACACATAATTTGATTTAGGTCTACCAGAAATTTTTGATGCCCTATCTATTGCTCTTTGAGCAGCAGTCATCTTACCTCTTCTTCTACCTTTTGCCGTAGGAGTGTTTGTACCCTTCTTTAAATTACCTGATTTTTGTAATTGACTTGTAGCTATAGCATAAGCAGACTTTTTACTTTTTCCTTTTGCCTCTAACTGAGACACTAATCTATCTAATATTTTAGGCATGTTTAATATCCAAAGGTAGCATCTGCAACTCGCATACCGCCACCGGGCCTACCCATTGGGTCATAATCAAATATACTAAACCTTGGTCGTGACATTATACCATACCTTAACGCATCGTACAAGTGGTCTTCTGCTTTCGTGTCCACATCTTCTGGATTCTTTTTATCCAACGGTATGGACGGTAGTTGGGAGATAATGTTTGTGCAACTATTAAAGAAAACAAGTCTAGGCTCTTCTGTAAATTCATCCACTTGTAAACGTCTGTGTATTTCGTTTTTACCTGCTACACGACTACCACGGCTGCGGTCTGACGGTCTCCACCTGCAACCTCTGCTTATCATCTGTTCCGCAAGAGATGGTCCAGTGTCACCACGCTTGTGCCAAAGAGAACTATCCAAAACACCATACTTAATATTTCCATCTTCAGCTTCTAACTCTAGTATCATGTCAGCTAAGTCAGTAGCTAAGACTTTTGACACATACAATTCCCTGTACACAATGATTTGCTCAGACGGTGCGACAGCGCACCATACAACACCACTGTAAGAACCATAGCCGTAATCACATGCTCTAAACTTAACCCAATTGCTAGGAATATTAAAAGGTTCAACAACATGAATATCACGGTCAAACTCTGTGAACGCAGCACCTTCTTTAATATCCCAATCACCTTGTAGGAGTTGTTTTCGCTGCTGCTCTGGGAGCGACAAGAGCATAGCTTCGTAGTCACCTGCTTCAGCGAGATACGGGTTGTCAGATAATCTAGCAGGAATGAACCTACGTTTAAATAATGATTTCCCAGCTTTGCTATGCCCTGCTGGATACTTGAGAACTTCACCTGTTTCAATATCTGTCGCATCGTATGCCTTGTTATATGGTGCAGGGTCAATAAACATTTTCTTTACCCAGTGATGACCTCTTCCACCGGGGTTTGTAGTTGCCCTCATAAAGATAGGCAAATCAGGGGCAGTGGACCGTAGACGACTTCGCATGTAGTTCCATGCATATGGGCTTCCCCATTGGGTCAGTTCGTCAAAGCCTATCCAGCTAAAAGCTAGACCCTGATAACGCAGGACATCTTCATCTCTGTCAAGGTATGACATCCACAACCTCGCACCAGATGGCGCAGTCCACTGCATCTTTCTTTCTGACCATTTTATTCCGGGCCAGATTTTTGGATAGAGTTCCTGTGATTTAAATATCAGTTCACGTAACTCTTCCGTAGTGTGTCGTAAAAGCAATCCACTAAACTGTGGATGACCCATATACCTTAAAGGGTCTGCAAGCATGGCATAAGATTTACCACCCCCTGCTGAACCACCATATAATACTTCACGTTCACTTGCTGCAAGAAAGTCAGTTTGAGGACCGGGATTAGGTTTAAATAATACATTAGCGTGTTCTTCAACTGCCTCTGTTTCATACTCAATATCCTGTATTTCAACCTGCGGCTTTTGCTCCTGTTCTTGCTTCTTCAATTTCTTTCGCTTTGGAGATTGCCTTTTCCGCATACTTTGCCCACTTGCGGAGGCTTGCAGCTTGGTTCTTACGCTGTCGCTCATTTTGTAACCGCTTTCTTAATCCTACATGCGATATGTATCTACCGCTATTTGTACTAAGCCAGTTAGCTACCTCACGATAGCTGTATTGATTTGTATACGCTCTGGCCTTTTCAAGCAAATCCAACTCAGTTGGAATGGGGTCAAGAATGTCGGGGTCTTCTTCGTTTTGCTTGTAACCAAATGGTACAGTACGTGCAATGCGTGGTATCTGTACCCATTCGTTTTCTTCTTTAACATCTGTTGGCTGTGGTAACTTCCAACGTCCTACTGTTCTACTCATTAGTTTTTCTTTGAACCCGGACCAGTTAATGCTGAACCTTGTCCTGCTGGTTTTGATTTAAAAGCGGCTAAAAAACTTCCTACAACTGGTATAGAACGTAGCGCATATTTTTTTGCTAGTTCTTTTGCTGGTGTCTTTGTTAAACCTTTTATTATTTCTTTTTGTTGTTGTAAAAGTGCCTTTCTTATTTTTACATCTTCAGCATTTAAATTTTTTGGTTTTATAGATTTTAACTGGTCAATTTTCATTTGAGCAGTTTTAATTTTAGTATCTTTAGCTATTGACGCATGTTTAGTTTGTGCTTTAGTTTTAGGTTTTTTAGTGCGATTACTCATTAGTCATCGTCCTCTACTTTAGCTTTAGCTGGCATAAGCATAACACCACCTGCTGCCTCTACCTGCACCTTCTCTGTTTTAATTAAACCTGTACGGTCAAGCAACTCTTTGGCTGCTGACATCTTATCACGGATACCAAGTTCAGTTGGGTCATATAATGCACCTGTCATAGCTATAGCAGCTTTAGGTGCGTTACGTGCCATGTACATTTGCGTTGCTTCCAGTATTTCTTCCTTGAGACCTTTTACAATTGCAGTTGTAGCAGTAGTTTCTGAATATCCTGCCAGTTTCTTAGCGGCAACTACGTCACCGCCAGCCTCTTCAAAGAGGACTTCAAGAAACTTCTGCTGTCTTTCGTTTAGTTCTCTAGCCATTAGTTTGTAATACTCTTATATAATGCTTTTGCTTTTTTAAATAATCCATCAGCATATCTAGCATGACCAAATTTATTTTTACTAGTAGATGAACCGTGATATGTTTGACCGCTTCTTGAACCTGCTCTAAATATACCACCTTGACCTTGATACTTTGACTTGTAAGTTCTACCTGCCATTACTTTAACTCCCCATGATGCATAGCATGTGCTAACTTATGGCTGCGTCCTTTTACCTGCACAGCCCAACGGCTGTCTAACATCTCACGTGATGCAGTAGGAAAGTCTCCTTCATATACGGCAGCCCACATTTTTTTAAACTTACACAGTCTAGGCACACCCATATTAAATGCCATGTCCACTAGTACAAGTTGACGTACAGCGTCTAAATCTGCCACGCAAGGGTGCGCTTTAAGCAGTTCTTCCTCGACTATCTGCACGTCATTCTCTAATAGATATGCAGCGTCAGCCTCAGTAATACCATGCTCATACACTGCTTCTATGTTTGGAAAGTCCAGAGCCTCAAGTTCTTCCTTGGTAATACCTCTGTCCTCAAGATTTCTGCCCACACCTATTGTATCAATACCAAGTGTATCTTGATAGACTTCAAGACGCAAACCCTCACTTTGAACAAGTTGTTTAATTAAATGTGTGCGAATATATTTCATTTACCGCCTCTGGATTCTCTTCCTAAGTATATGCCATATACACCTGTCATGACACCCATTATAACGGATACGAACGCTGACTGCTGTGTTGTTGGGTCTTCTAAATTCATAAACCACTCTGCACAACGCCACGACATTGCAACCGAAGCAATCATAGTTAGCTTGGCTGTAACATTAAATTGCAGCCATCTTTTCCACCAATCAACCATTATTTACATAAG